GGTCCAGCATTCCCACCTTGCCGTTACGAAAGACTGAAGTGGCATCGCCCATAATGCTGGCGTCACGCAGATCCGACTTTTTCAGCATCCCGTTCATCCAGGGCGGCAGAAGCAAATAACGACCTGTGTCTGGAACGTCCTGCTCATCCATTGCAGTACCGCAGTCCACCAACACATCCATGATGTTTGCTTTGGTAATAGCAACCGGCGCACCAGCTACCCCCAGGTTTAACGCGCCAGACTTGGCGCCAGCCGTCGCGCCCGCGTTTTCAGCGGCAGCTTCGGTGTAAGCGTAAGCGTTGATGTCCTCGTCAATGTGGATCTTCATCTGCTGGCCACCGTCGTCTGACCAGTTATCCATCAGGCGAAGGTCTGACTGGTAGGCGTCCACGTCGTTGACTTCAAAAGCAAAGTATTTTGCCTGGTCAATTTGGAGCTCTACTTTGTCACTGGTGGGCTTTTCGTACGTCAAACCACCGCCAACTTCATAGTCTTTGATGACAATGCTGGGCGTGGTGCGGATCAGAACAGAGTCGCCTTTTTGCTTGATTTCACCTTCGTAGTCGGTGTTTGAAATCTCGGCAAAGCAAGTGGACTGATACAATTTCTCTACGAGCTTTCCAGACCAGACCGAAGGGATGAACCCCGGGCCGCTAATGCTGGAATAATTGGGATGACCTGCGTCACGAACTGGACCTGCCATGATAACTTCCTCTTAATCATGATCGCCCTGGTCGCTCCGTTAACGGATGCGGCCTTCTGATTGGGCGCGGAAAATGTCGGCTTCCAGCCTCTGCCCCTCGTCTACGCTGTATTTCCCTTGTGACTTTTCCTGATAGAACTGCTTAATCTCCGGCCCCGTCCAATACCTTCCCCCTTGTGGGGCGGCTGCATTGGTGCGGCTGGATTGCGGGTCTATCTGGTCGTCAGGGATTTTGCGCTGAGGTGCGGGTTGCTGGCTTGTAAAGGCCTTGAATACTGCTCCTACCCCGTCGGCATCCAGTGCCTGTTGCGCAGTCACCAACTCACTTTGGCGCTGCTTGCCGGTCTGCGGGTTGTTTTGAGCGAGGAATGCGTGAAACTTCGGGTCGTCGTTAATGGCTTTCCAGTCAGGGGCGAGTTCACTGAGAACAGTCCAGAACGATGCCTGGGTTTTCTGTGATTCGCGCTCTTCAAACTGGCGTACCTTGCCCTCCAGTTCCTGCATTTTTGAGTTATCGGCGGGGACCGTTTTGCTGTCGATCATCTGTTGCACGAACGATACAAAGTCTTCACCGAACTCTTCCTTACCCGTCTGAACCTGCGCGTCAGTCAAACCACTGATATTGCCCGTTGGGGCGGGAGCCGCTTTCAGCTCCGTTATCTGCAGGTCTTTCTGTTCAATCGCGGATTTCAGGCTCTTAACCTCATCGCGCAGTGCAGGAACCTCAGCGGCATACTTGCCATTAATGACGTTAAATCGGTGTTCCCAGTAGCTCTCAGAGCGCTTGGGCTCGTCAGGCAGGGAGTGCTTTGGGTCATCGGCGTTCAGCTTGGGTTCAGCGGATTGCGCTGCAGTGTCCGGTGCAACAGGCGCTACGACTTTAGGCTCGGGAGTCGCGGGTGCGGGATTCTCGGCTGATTCGTAGTGCTTTTGAGCGTTCTCAATCTGCTGCTTGATGGACTGGGGTAGTGCTGACATTTCAACTCCTGTGCGCGTCATGCGCGGTGAGCCGGTGTAACCGGGGTTCACGATTAAGGGGTCACGGATTCAGCCCACCTTCGCGTAAGGCTGCTGAGCGTTCGCCCACAAAAAAACCGCCTACCCTGTGAAGAGAAAGCGGCTTTGTTGTGGGGCCGGATAACCGGCTGTGATTAGTCTTTGCTGAATCGCTTGCTTACAACGTCGCGGGCTTCGGCCAGGTTTTGCTGTAGCTCCTTGATAGCCTCAGCGGAGCCCTGGGCCCTGTTGAGTTGCTGGGTATCCGGCAGGCGTTCCAGTTTGTCCCTGCATTCCTCCCGACGCTTGGCCAGGATTACCAGTAGGCGCTGGCCGTCCGGCGAGCTGGCGATTCTGGCCAGGGCTTTCCAGTCCTGCTCGTCCATTTGTAGACTCCGGTTGCATCATTTTTAGGATTTCGGCCAACATTTTTTTGGCTTCCAGCGGCGTCAGGGTCTGCGTTTTCTGTGTGTCGGCGCGGGTTTCGTCCACTTCGGCCATGGTCTTTTCAGCTTTGGCGGTCTTCTCCTGCATTTCGGCCTGCTTAATCGCCTGTTCCAGCTGCTGCATCATCTGGCCGGCTTCGTTCTGCGCGGCGGTGTTCTGCTCCATTTCATCCTCGGTGGGAATAGTGCCTGGCAGGTCCATCTTTCTAGCAACGGATTCCAGCAACTTGCGACGCCCTTCCTGGCCGATGATCGCCAGATCGGTCGGGTTATTGGTCATTTGCAAGAACTGCGCGCGCATATTGTGTGTCTGTTCACGAATCAGCATGGCCGATGAGCCCCGAGGAATAACACTCACATCGCCTTTGATGCTCTGATCTTCCGAATACTGCATGTTGTGCAGCCACAAGGCTTCGATCACACGCCGGATCACGCCGCGGTCAATGTGCCGGATAGCGTCTTTAATGCCCTTGTTGGCGCTTTCCATCAGCATCGACAGGCCGCTGGCTGTGTTACCGGCCCCGCCTACCTTCTCGTTGCCGTAGGAATAACGCGGAATGTTGGTGGCATCATCGGCGCGGATCTCGAACTTGTCGTACACCGCCATCAATTCGGCGGCATTACTGCTGGGCTGAAAGAAGCGAACCGCAGGGTTATTGCCGGTCACGGATGAATCTTTGGTGCGCCACACTTTCCACGGATACATATCGGTCGGGTCTTCTGAGGGATCCAGACGCTCCTCATAGACTTCTACCTGCGGCCCGGATGCAATCGCCAGGTTGTTAACCAGGCCTCGGGCAGTGGCGTTGCACACGTCTTGAATGTCCGCCATAAGTTCTGGGATGGCCTGGCCCCAGAACGAGCCAGGCACGGGCTGAAAGCTGGCTTTGTGGTACGGCCGGCGCTCCAGCGGGTCGCGGTTGAATTTCACGCGAATAACGTGCCGGCCTATCAAGGTGGCTTCCACCTCGTATTCCATCAGCGGGTCTTCCACTTCTTCTGGGTCCACACCCCACTGCAGTAGCGTTGTACCCTGTGCGCCACCGCAGTAGATCAGCGCGTCGATGGTTTGGCCGCGAGTCAGCCATTCATGGCCTCGGCCTTCCAGCTCGGCCCGTTCGCCGTCTGACCAGAGCCAGTCACGCAGGCCGCTTTGGCCGTGCTCGCTCAGGACTTCTCGGATCGATTCGGTGTTGTAGGACGGCACGCCAATCAGCTTGTTGAGATGTGCGCGGGTGAACCGGGCTCGCTCAATGATGTAGGCGCCATCGTCTACGGTTGTTGCGTCTGCACTCGGGTACATGTCGAACGGGCTAACGCGGTACCACTGCGGTTTGATTTCCTGCATTTTGACCGCTTGCCAGCCTTCCATCCAGCCCAGGGTAGAGACTCGGCGCAGGTTATGGCCGCGAATAAACCCGGCAGGGAAGGTGACAAAATCATCTATAAAGCCATCAAAAGCGTCGTCCCATTCGCCCTCGGCCATCTGATCGTTAATCAATTCTTCGTGACGCTCAGCGGCATCCTTTGCTTTTTCTTGCACAGCCTGGCGAATGTGTTTTTCTGCAGCTTCCATAAGTTTTTTAGGGTCGGGCTGCTCGCCGGATTGCTCCGCCTGCTGCATGGCCTGCTGCATGAACTGCTGGAATACAGGCTGCACAAATTCGGGCGGCAAATCAGCCAACGGGGTCGGGTCTAAACCCCACGGCTGATCCATGACATTCATCAGCACGTCGCGTAGCAGTGCACCGCCCGCTCGGCATTTGGTCGTGGTCAGCATCATGTAAATGGCACTGCCGCCCTCTGCCTTGATCGCGGCCAGCTTGCTCGGGTCGTACTCGCCTTTGCGCCGGCGCAGGCAGTTCAGCAATCGATACTCTACTTCTTGTTTGGCCATCTTGGCCTCTTCCCACGATCGCCGTATGTGGGCGCCCAGAGAGCTTTCTATTAATTCACGTTTGCGCAATTCAGCATCGGCCATGCGCTGGACTTCTTTATCGTCATCGGCCCGTAAATCATCGGCAGATTTGTACTGCATCAGCCCCAGACTAGCCATTCGCAGCATCCTTCGTTAGAAAGTCGTACATGGCTTGGTTCTCAATGCGCTTTTTGTCACGCAACTTTTGAGAGTTGCGCAGCATTGGATGTAATTGCTTGAACAAATCCTTCAGGTAATACACCGGATTTTCTTCAAAATCTTCCAGGTTGACGTTCAACGAAACTCCGAATCCGCCTGTTACCTCAAACTGCAACCGGACGCCCTGCTTTGGCTGGGTTACCCGGGCCTCAATCACAATCGGATCAATCTGAATGTGATCTACATCGTTGCGAAATTTGCCGCCTGGAATGGGCAACCCGGTTTTGGCCACGGATTGCGCGACCACCACGGCAATCTCCCGCTGGGTCAGGCTGACGGGTTTGTTGGAATCGAGAATGGCCATGGTTGCTCCTAAGTGTGTGCTGCCCAGCTGCCGCGCCGGCCTAGCGGGCGTGACTTGGCGAAATCTTGGCGCGATATGCGGGCCATCAAATCGGCTCGGGCCAATGTTTCCAGACCTTTGGCTCCATGAGAGGCCCAGTCATGCCGGGGTGAATCCTTGTAAACTCCGCGCTTGTCGTCCCACTCTTTGCGATAGTTGTCCAAACAGGCAACACCCTGAGCGCAGGCCTCTTCATCAATCCAGCACGCCGGTAGAAACTGGCGAACAGCTTGAACGCCTTCGGCTTGGTTGCTAATCCTTGGCACGGCTTCAAATTTAATGCCGAACTTCTTGGCCACATCTTCCCGGGATACTCCTGTGCCCAGTTCACGCACCGACAGATCGTGAGGCCCGAAATGCCCTCCGTAGTGATAGCCTTTTTTGTCCAGCTCTCTGGCGTAGTATTCAATGCCTTCGCCCTCACCTTCTAGGTAGTCAATCAGGTGAACTTCCCGGCCTACAATCTGCGCGAACCAGATCACCATTGAGTCGCCCATACCCAAGTCCCAGCCGGTGAAGACCGGCAGCTGCGGATTGTGATGAACTTCGGTCGTGAGTCGCTTGTTTGTGCGTAAAAAGCGCATTTGTGTAGCGTAGTAAGCGCCCTCAACCGACTGGTTGAAGGCCTCGTCAGGGGTTGACGGGTACTCTCGTTGCATATCGTCTTGCAGAATTTCAGACTTTTTAGCGTACCAGGCTTGCTGATCTGGCGTGGTTTGAATGCCGCTCTTTTGGTCCAGGTCTTCAAAGTATTCGTGCAATCTTGCTGGAATCACTACAGTCGCAGCGTCCATGGCATACGATGGCTCTTGCCACCACGGGAAAAAGTGAAATTTAAAGTCCAGGCCAGTCAGTTGACGCTCAAGGTCTTGCAGGTTGCGAGCGTTTGCGCAGTAATCGAAAAAGTAGCCTTCTCGGCCCTCTGCGGTAGACTCCAGCGTGATCTGGTTGCCCAGAGCTACCGCTTCAAATGCACCGGTAACAATCTCCTGAGCCTTGCTCGGGGACTGTTTACAGATTTTACCGAACTCTGATACGTGCAGCCGCTGCAGCGTCCCACCTCGATAACTGGTGCTAACGTTGATACTGGATCCGTTATCGAACACGTAGGCGCCAGATCCGCCCTTGTCGCTTACTGGTCGGGGAAACCGTAAGCCGATTTCTTCGAACAGCGCCAACCAGGTGTCGGGGATGTGTCGATACGCAAACGTGATTTTGTTTCGGAAAATATCCTTGGCATCGTCCAAGTTGTGACAGATGCAGCCGGCGCTGAAGTTATCCGTAAACAAGCAGTCATCAAGCGCATCAATCATTTCGAACGTGGTGAAGCCTAATTGCCTGGCTTTCAGAATGATGTTGCGAGAATGCCCGTTAACGTAACGCTGTCGCTGCGCTGCGTTCGGGTGAAACTTGACCTTCCGACCGCCCTTGTTCTTGATGTAATACAAGGTGTTGATACGGAACCACTTCACAGATAAAGCTTCGATAATGTGGGTTTTTTCGGTGAGTTCGCCCTGCCCCAGCGCGACTAGGTACGCATCCCCAAGACGCACTTCCGCAGACTTCCTCACTCGTTGCCACGGACTTCTTGCAACAGATCGGTCAGTGACTTGGCGCGTTGACCATTGTCTTGCTCGTACCCGCCCAGGTGTTTCATCAGCGTGTCGATGGCTTGGCCTTTGGGGGCCAGTTTGTACTTTAGTACAGTACTAATGGCGTCATCACCTGAGCCCATACTCACAACGTCTAGGCCTGCAATGCAGGCGGCGGTGTCATCGTCCAGGTCTTGAATAGACTTCGGCGTGCCATCGGCGTTGAACAGCTTACGAGGGTCAAACAGCGCCAATCGAGCGGCCTCACGCACCACTTGATCGAGCGTTACCTTTGTGCGATTTGATGCGTCTTTTCTGCGTTCGCTGATCGCTTTTGCGATTTCAGGTTTCTTCAGGTTTTCATGACCGATTGAATACGCCGTTTTTTTGCTGTACTCAGCCCTCAGTGCTGCCGCTGATGCGTTCAGGTCAATTAAATATTCATCAACAAAGCGCGACTGTTTCGCTGTTAATTTACTCAATGCCGCCTTCCTTGGCTTGCTCGCCGAGCATTAACCGGTGCTCGTGCAGTTCCTGCTCCCGGGCATCGCGGCGCTCCTGAAAATGTCGATCGCGAGTCTCACGGCGCTTCTGAAAATACAGGCCGGTAAAATAGGTGGCTAGGCCGACAATTCCGCCGACGAGCATTAGCGCTTCGTTGTATGAAAATGCGCCCCAGGTAAACATCGCGCCGTTGGTTGTGTATGAGGCGATGGGCGCAGCGGATTCGATTTTCGTGTGCAGTGCCGAGGCAGCTGAATGAAGTGTCTCTGGTAAGCTCACGGCTACCCCTTGTTAACGCTTTGTGTAAACTTACCGGAGACAGCTCTGGCGATGTCTCCCATGTGGGGCGCTGCAAAATAGAACGCGAGAATCAGCATAACGGCGGGGTTCATATCCGCTGCGGCGTCTTTAGAAATCAGGCCAACCGCAGTGATCTTGTCAGCGGTTCCCGGATCGCTTACGAACACCGCAATCATCCCGCAGGCAACCGAGATCAGGTACATACCCAGCCAGACGCCGGTAATCGTGAGCGAGATCAGGCGGCGAGCGAGGTTCTGACCCTGTGTCGCGGCCATCCACTGCACAACCATCGCGCGGGCCTCTGACCGATCCTTAGCTGCTTCCCCGGCTTTTTCCTCATCCGTGTACACCAGGGCGTCAAGGCCATTGGTTACACCATCAACGATGCCAGACAGCGCTTTTTCGGTGCCGAACAGTTTGCCGATGAAGCTCATAGGTGCTCCATTGATTAAAAGTGAACGCGGTGAGCTAACCAGCCAAACACAAACGCCTCGTTACGTTCACGCGCTTCGCCCAGCTCGATGTAGCGGTTGCCCTGCAGGCAGTTCAGCGCCTTGAGCAGAACCTCCTGCCCTGGTTGCTGACGCTTGGCCAAAAATGACTTCAGTGCGCCCAGGGTGCCGTTACCGATCAGTCCATCAACTCGGATGTCGGTGTAGTGAGTGCCGCTGCTGTTCAGCGCATTCAGGCTGCGCTGCAAGAATTTGCCGGCCCAGGCGATGCCCATGTTCACACCGGTATCCATCAACTCTTCGGCAATGGCTTGGTCAATCACGGCAACGCGGTCAAAATTGGGAACTGACCAGTATTGGTCTTTGTAAATTGATACAGCCAGGCTTTGCGGCATGTGCTGCATAGGGCCATCAAAATCGTTTAGGCGGGCGACCTGCTCTGTGATGCCGTACATTGTGGCGCCGCCCCTGTCGTCCGCATGATCGACAAACGCTCCTTCACGTTCGATCAGATCAGCAATCATCTGATTTACTCGATCCATGATGGACTCCAGATAGGGTTGCCCGCCGGTTTATGGCGTACCAGTTATCCCGACTGTCGGTGCCGGCATAGGCTTGGCGGGCAAAAAGTAATAAAAAAACCCGCACGAGGCGGGTAAAGAGTGCGGCGTAGCGAACCGCGAGAAGAGAGCCCCGGCGTGCTCTGCAGAGGCCAGGGA